GAACATATTAATTGTGATCATTCTACTCTTCAAAACCGATTGAAAAAAGAAGGTCATGATTGGAAATCATTAAAACAAAACATTGAGTCTACGCTTAATCATAAAATTATATCCATTGAACAAATCGGTGAAGTTGATGTTTATGACGTAACCGTTGAAAAATATGAAAATTTTGCAACAGATAGTTGTTTCGCTTCAAATACAATGGATATGGATCCAATTCTCAGTTCCGCATTGGACATTTATGCCGATGAATGTTTGACCAGAAACGAAATGGGTGATATTATCACCATTAAAACACCCAACGACAATATCAAACAAATTCTACGTAATTTGTATTATGATATCATGAACATCGAATTTAACCTTTGGAGTTATGCTCGTAACATGTGCAAATACGGAGATTTTTATCTTCGTTTGTATATTAGTCCTGAGTACGGTGTTTATATGGTTGAACCAATTAGTGCATATAATGTAACACGTGTTGAAAATAGTGACTTGTACAATAAGAACTATATCAAATTTCAAGTAAATTTGCCAGATGGTGGTAAAGTGGAAGATTTGGAAAACTATCAGGTAGCACACTTTCGTTTGTTGAGTGACAGTAATTTTCTACCGTATGGTAAGAGTATGTTGGAAGGTGCACGTCGTGTTTGGAAACAGTTAAGTCTAATGGAGGACGCAATGTTAATTCATCGTATTATGCGTGCTCCTGAAAAACGTGTATTTAAGATTGATGTAGGTAATATACCTCCCAATGAAATTGATTCATATATGGAAAAGTTGATTGCTAAGACCAAAAAGATTCCATATATAGATGAAAAGACGGGTGATTATAATCTTCGTTTCAATCTACAAAACATGGTTGAAGATTTTTATTTGCCAGTTCGTGGTGGTGATAGTGGAACCAGCATTGAACCATTGAGTGGTATGGAGTTTACTGGCACTGATGATATTGAATATCTTCGTAAGAAAATGATGGCAGCACTTAAGATTCCCAAGGCGTTTTTGAGTTACGATGAAGATTTGAGCGGTAAAGCTACATTGGCACAAGAAGATGTACGTTTTTCACGTACTATTGAACGTATTCAACGTATTATTATTAGTGAATTGACTAAAATTGGTATTGTTCACTTGTATGCACAAGGTTATAGAGATGCAAGTTTGGTAGATTTTAGTTTGGAACTGACCAATCCATCGACAGTATTTGAAAAGGAAAAGATTGATATTTGGACCAACAAAGTCAGTGTTGCTAAAGATATGATCGAAAACAAACTCTTTAGTAAAAAGTGGGTGTACGATCAAGTGTTTAATATGTCCGATGAAGATATGACATCGATGAAAAACGAGATCGTTGATGATGTCAAACAGTCGTACAGATTCAAACAAATTGAAGAAGAAGGAAATGATCCGGCTAAATCATTCCAGAAAGTCAACAAGGATGGTTCTACAGACGAAACAGGTGGTGGAGGCGAGGAAACTGGTGGTGGTGGTGAACCGGCCGCAGGTGAAACACCAGCTGGCGGAGAGTCGCCTGCCGGTGGAGAAGTACCATCATTAAAGGAGAAGAAGTCTGATGATGAATATGTACGACCATCACAAAAAGGACTAAAAAAGGCTAGTAATTATCCATTCGGCGAAGATCCGTTGGGTAATTTAGAAATGAACAGAAAATCTCGTTCTAGTCCAATATCACATGAATTTAAAGGAGGATCACCATTTAGTTTGGAAAACATCAACAAAGAATTGAAGTATTTGGATGATTATTTGAAAACCCATCAACAAGAAAAACAAGAATTGTTGTCGGAAAATAAAAATAAATCGATGTTGGACGAGACTAACATAATGGAGTAACAAAATATGGGAGTTTTAACAAAAATATTCATATTTATAAATTATAACTACTAATATGCACAAATCTAAGCATTCAAAGTTCAAAAATACAGGAATTTTGTTTGAGCTGTTAACAAGACAGATAACAGCTGACATTTTGGCTGGCAAAGACGAATCTGCAGCTAAACAAATACTATTCAAATACTTTTCTGAAAACACCGAGTTGGGTAAAGAGTATCAGTTATACACTTTTCTGTTGAATGAAAAAGCACGTGATGTGTCACATGCTGAACGTATGATAAGTGTAGTATTAGAATCACGATCACAATTGAATGATCAAAGACTCGCACAACAAAAGTATGATCTTATTAGCGAAATCAAAGAATTGTATCCTATTGATAGTTTTCTAAAAGGTAACATCAAAAACTATAGAATTTTTGCATCTATATACAAGGTATTTGAAAACAAAACTGCTTCAAAGTTTGATGTTAAAGAAGTAATACAATCTAGAGAATCAATTATTGAATGTTTGTGTAATGCTTCCGCAAAGAAATCGGACAATAACGATGAAAATCTTTTGGAACACTATAAGAAACAAAGTGAAGACATTCGATTGCTTGCCTACAAATTGTTGTTGGAGGGTATAAATACCAAATATAAAGACTTTGATGACAATCAAAAGAATCTTATACGTGAATATATTTTGAACATATCAAATACCAATTGTCTTTCCAAGTATGTAAGTGATGAAATTGAAAAGGTTAAAAAACAAATCAACGAGTCAAGAAACAAAATTAAAGACAATCAAGTTGTATCAATCAAGTTATCCGAAATTTCCAATGTTTTGGATAAAGTAAAGCCTACCACAGTTGTTAAAGATAACCACATCATGGCATTATTGTTGTCATATGAACTTATCAAAGAATTAAACAGTTTGACATAATATGAAAAAAGAACAAAGCAAAGCCAAGACTCCCAATCTTATCACAGGAGAAGATGAAGCCAAGTTGAAAGAGTTGATCAAAAAAATGATTGAACAAGAGCTTGATGAAATGTCAACAACCGGTGGTGTTGCTGGTTTTTCAACACCATTTGCATTTTCTAAAAAGGGTCAATCTCATGGTAAAAAAGCAACTGATGCTACCAAGAGTTTAGGCTATACCGTATCAAAAGAAATTGATGAAAAGAAGAAGCCGGATGCTGATGGCGATGGTGTTCCAGATTGGGCAGATAAACATCCCGGTAAAGATGATGCAGATTTTAAAAAGAAGAAGGATATTGACGAAACAAAATCGAAGAAATCCAAGAAAAAGAAGCCGGATGCTGATGGTGACGGTGTTCCAGATTGGGCAGATAAACATCCCGGTGAAGACGATCATGCGATTGAAAAAAAGGTGTCTAAAGCACCACCTCACAAAAAAGATAAGTTTATCAAAACATTGACCAAAGGTCTTAAAGATTTGTCGGAAAAAGAAAACAAATTAAACGAGGCAGTGTCTCGTTATATGCGTTTGAAGGAATATCCAAAGAAACCTTCTTATAAAGTATCAGTGTTGACTCAAGAAATTACAAAAATGCTTAGAGAAGTGGATTTTTTGATGACAGTGAATGAACGATTGAAGACCGAAATGAACGTTCCAAATGAAACACTATGGAAACGTACCGAACAACGTATGTCTGAAATTAAACAACGTTTGAAATCAATTGGAAACAAATTGAGAAAAATAGCTTAATATGATATCACTTGTTAAAATTTTAACAGAACAAGAATCAGATCCTGCACATTTTGGTACATCAACTGCTGGTGGACAACCTTTGCCATCAACATCTGTTGACTATAATGTGAGTTCGGATTTCTCTGATTTTGAAGCACGTATTGCTAGAGCCACAGCTGAGGCCAAAGCGTCATTTATTCGTAATTTGAATGCTAGAGTAATGGGTAAAAAAGTATCTATACAAGCATCAAAAGGATATGGTCAACCTATACGTGACTATGAGATTTCGGTAACAAGTACCAGTCTCGACTATTTTTATGATCGTTATGTTGTTATTTTGAGAGACGAAGACGACAAAGAATACTTTCTCAAAACTGGTTTCAAAATCACCATTTTGGGTCAAGGCGAACCTCTTAAACCTCAAGTGGAAAAGACACCAAAGAAAGAAAAACCAAAGGCAGCACCCGGAGAAAAGATTACTTCGGTACCTGCACAACCTGTTGCACAATCAGCACCCGCTCCAACACAACAACCTAGACAAGCTTAATTTATGGACAAGAAACTACAAAATAACTGGATCTTTTTTGAACCAATTAACGGTTTATTGAATGAAGCTGCTGATGATCCTTCCAGACCTCTTATTGTACAGGGAGTTTTACAACGCGCAAATGCAAAAAATCAAAACGGTCGTGTATATCCAAAAGATATATTGGAACGTGAAGTAAAAAAATACGATGACAGCTTTGTAAAAGAACGTCGTGCTCTTGGTGAGTTGGATCACCCAGATAGCAGTGTTGTAAATCTTCAAAACGTAAGTCACAATGTACTTGAAATGATGTGGAATGGTGATGATTTGGTTGGTAAAGTTGAAATATTGCCAACACCAAGTGGAAATATTCTTAAAGCATTATTAAAAGCCGGTATCAAATTAGGTATCAGCAGTCGTGGTTTGGGTAGTGTACGCAAAAATGTGAGAGAAAATGCTGATGAAGTTCAAGATGACTTTGAACTTATAGCCTTTGATTTTGTGAGCAATCCTTCAACTAGAGGTGCATTTTTATTTCCGTCTGGCGCACTGAATGAATCGGTACAAAATACAACCGTGAACAAATATAGTAAAATTGAATCGTTGATTCACGATATTATTTCGGAAGTCAAATAACACTACAACACAACATTTTTATGTTGTGTTTTTTTACATTTGTATGATAATTATCATCAAAGACAAATGCAATATGATGAAAAATTGGATACAAAACAATCTACTATCAAGCGGAAAGTTGATTTCTAAAAAATGTTTGGTTGCTTGGTTTGAGAAGACGGGACAATTGAATGTATATAATGATATTATTCAACTAACTTCTTATTTGAATAATCCGACATTTCCTCAAAGAGTTTGGCATATTGTAAATGATATAACGATTCAACCTATTTGTAAAAATCCATGTTGTAAAAACGTAACTACATTTACTACGTTTACAAAAGGATATTTAAGAACATGTTCACCGAGTTGTGCACAATTCGATGAACAAACAGTTTCTAAAATAAAATCTACAAATATAAAAAAATACGGTTGTGAATATGGGTTGAGCAATAAAGATATTATTGACAGAAAAAAGAAAACGTGTATTAAAAATTATGGCGTTGATAACCCGACCAAATCAGACGAGGTTTTAAATCGTATAAAAAATACTAATTTAAATAAATTTGGAGTTGAATGGATTTTATCGAACCAAGTTAAAAAAGAAAAAGCTGTATTCGATAAATATGGAGTAAAAAACATACAACAATCTGAAGAGGTAAAAAATAAAACTACAAAATCCAGAAGATCTAAATTTTATGATTCATTGTTAACAACTGATAGATTACGTTCAAAGGTAGATATATTATTTACTAAAGAAGAATACATTGAATATGGATATTATACATCATTTAAATTCAAATGTAAGACATGTTCAACTGAATTTTTAGATTGTCTTGAAGATGGTGACGTTCCTATATGTCCGGTATGTAACAAACTATCATCTACATTTCAAACAGAAGTTTATGATTTTATTGTAAGTCTTAATACTACTCCGGTTGAAAAGAATGTACGAACTATCATCAATCCACTCGAAATAGACCTTTACTTGTCAGAAAAGAAATTGGCAATAGAATGTAATGGATTGTATTGGCATGGAGAAATCAATGGCAATAAATCTAAAAAGTACCATTTAAACAAAACTCAACTTTGTGAGAAAAAAGGTATTAGGTTAATTCATATTTTTGAAGATGAATGGCGGTTTAAAAAAGATATTGTTAAAAGTAGGATACGTTCAATACTTTCAGTTACAACCAATACTATTTTTGCAAGAAAATGTGAAATTCGTGAAGTTGATGTTAAAACTTCAACAAACTTTTTGACTGGTAATCATCTTCAAGGAAAAGATAATAGTTCTATTAAGTTAGGACTTTATCACAACAATGAATTGGTTTCATTAATGACGTTTGGAAAACTTAGAACTGCTCTTGGAAATACATCAATAATAGATACATATGAATTGTATCGATTTTGTTCCAAACTTGATACTTCAGTTATCGGAGGTGCAAGTAAGTTAATTAAATACTTTATAAAAAATTATAATCCTTCAAAAATTGTAAGTTATGCCGATAGACGTTGGTCTGTTGGTAATTTGTATACATCAATTGGCTTTATTAAAAAATCTAACGGAGTTCCTAATTATTGGTATTTCGGAAAAGGAAACTCATATCAAAGATATCATCGATATGGATACGCAAAACATACACTATCCAATAAGATTGAAATATTTGATCCAAACCTAACAGAATGGGAAAATATGAAAAAAAATAAATGGGATAGAATATGGGATTGTGGGTCATTAAAGTTTGAATTATTGATAAAGTAATACCTATTTATTTTATGATACCGATAATAAATGCGATTGTGGGTCATTAAAGTTTGAATTATTGATAAAGTAATATATAATACCGATTTTGGCTCCACATATTTTAAACAACTTCTAAATAATAAAATGTTAACCGAAGAACAATTTAAACAACAACTACGTGAAGCTGGTTTGTTGGCACTACTAAAGGGTGGTGCTCAAAAGTTACTTGCAGCTGGTGCTGGACAACTTGCTAATAAAGCATTTACACAAGCTATTCAAAGAGGTTCTCAAATGTTAAGTTCAAAGACTTTGGAGACGTTTGAACAAAGAATTGACGTTGTACTACAGAATATGGCAAAAGAATTGCAAGCTGCAAATGTAGATGATCTTCGTAAATCATTGAGTGATGCTAATTTTAAGAAAACAGTTGATCCCATGGTTTTGAAACATCTTGAGATGTTGTTTACTTTGAAAGACAAACTCAAAGCTTCTGCACAAATTGCACGTAGTGTTCAAACACGTGTATCACAAGGTATTCCGCCTGTTATACCCGATCCTCAGGGAGGTGTTCCGCCTGTTACAACCGATCCTCAGGGAGGTGTTCCACCTGTTATAACCGATCCTCAGGGAGGTGTTCCACCTGTTATTGGTACTGCACCCGCACAGGGGCAAGGTCAGGGCACACCTGTTGTTAACTTTCAACCAAAACAATTTACGGTAATTAGAGCCGAGGGTACTGTTGATAAACCATTGATGGATGGTTATGTATATCAATATTTTAACAAGCAGTGGTATTTGGTTAAAAAGAATGGATTGGAGCCAATTAAGTATCCAAAACTTCTTGATAAACTAAATAAATTGGCAAAAGATGGTAGAGATGATAAAAACGAACTGACAAAACAAAAAGCAGGAACTCGACCAACCAGTCCTGATATTATCAAACAATTGAGAAAAGAAAGTTATCAAACATACAAACAGTTTTTTGTATAATAAAAAACCCCACTAAAAAGTGGGGTTTATTTTTGCATATTTTGTGTTATTCCATGTGAAAATAACGTTCTAACATCATTCCACATTCTTGATACAAACTTTGCATGTGTCTCATTTTTTCTTCAATTTCTGTGGCACTCTTTTTGAATTCTGTTGTCATCTTTTTGATTTCATTGGTATTTCTACGAATGGTCTTTTCTTCAAACCAAGCGTTTTCATCTTTATTACCTTCGTGAAGTTTTTCAAGTAGATATGCTTCTGTAAGTTCACCAATGTTGTGCATTTTGTTTGCAACATCCATCATTTTCTTACGTGCTTCCAACACTTCGTTGTATTTGTTGTATTCATATACCAATTCTTGAAGTGTTTTCTTTTGTTCTTTTGACAAGCCACGTTGAACAATTGGAGTTTCTGCAACTGCGTGTTGACTCACCTGTTTCACATCTTGTTGAGGTGGAGTCATATTTTCTAAAATCGATTTGAGTTTCATATTTGTATATAAATATTGTTGTTCCGTCAATTCATTTGTTAAAGTGTCAAAATAATCCAACAAACCGGGATTGTTTGGCACTCCCATCAATTTATCAAACACTTTTTCTACTCTATAAGTAGAGTTGGCAGAGTTATTATCTTTTTTTTCCAATATCCATCTATTGTTTTTGGTTCTGGAAATTCTACGAATAAATTTGTTGGGTTCCAAATCGCCTTTGGTCAAGTTGTCCTCTTCCATGAAAAAACCGTCATCTCCTGATTTTTCCGATGAAAATCCCATACTTGCAAACAGTTCAACGTCGGCGGGTTTCCAATCTTTTAAAGGAACTAAGTTTGGATATTCACTTGAATCTTCTTGAACAGTCGAATGTATATGTCTAAATCTACCCATCTTTTGAATTGCATGAGGATGTTTTCCATCTTTATTTGGATTGTGTGCATTAATAATATGATGTGTAGAATCCATATTAGAGTCCTATTTCTTCGTCTGAATTGAGTGCTTTTAAAAATTCTGTCAACAATTTGTAATCACCTTTAGCATCAATAAAACTATCAGAAGTAGTTACAATGACTTTTTGAGGTTTACCTTCATGCTTTTTTGGAGCAGCAGGTGATTGAGGTTTTGGTTCAGCAGGTTTTTGTTGAACTGGCGCTGCTGGTGCTGGTGTTTGAGGTTTTGGTGCAGTTGGTGCTGGTGTTTGAGGTTTTGGTGCAGTTGGTGCTGGTGTTTGAGGTTTTGGTGCAGTTGGTGCTGCTGGTGCCTCTTTTAATTCTTCTGAGTCTTCTTCTGACGTAGACGGTTCAAATAGTGTAAAACTTTTGTACACATATCCATCACCCATACGAATTTTTTTAATAACGGTGGTTTTGTTGATTTCGTTTTCTTTTCCACCTGATAATACACTTTCTGTGTTTTGATATGTTATTTGATATGGTGTTCGTGCAAATGGTGCTTTGATGCCCGGTACCGACAATGATGTGTTTTCTTTGCTGGTAAAGGAAATACCAATGCTACGACGTAACAATGCTTGAAAATTATCAGGCGGAGTCAATGTGATATTTTCTTTTTTAGCTATTGTTACTCTGTCCGCTTCAACCAATACCTCATTGAGTATTTGTCTGATAAAACGCTTTAAATCACTCTTTTTAAAATTGGACATAAGTTACAGTGCTATATAAATAGACACTAATAATATACAAATACTAAGATTTTTGTTGGTTTTTAAAAAATGTATATATTTATATTAAAATGCGGCAACGTCTTTGCTGCCAAAATAAAATACATTCGATTGAAGTTTCTCTCCAATAACTTCACAAACACAAGGAAAAAATATTATGTCAGATCTATTAAAAGAAGCTCTTGCTGACGCTAAGGCTGTACGTGCTACAGCACTTGCCAATGCAAAAGTTGCGCTTGAAGAAGCATTTGGTGAACGTGTACAAGCCATGTTCGCAGAAAGACTAAAGAACGAAGTTGCTGCTGATGAATCAGTTTCATCGGGTATTGGTGATGAACACGGTAATGTTCCAGCCAAACAACATCCAAAGAAGCCAGCTCATCAACCAACAACTCAAAAGGGTTCACAAGTGTTTGATACACACCTTGAGGAAAAAACCGAAGATCCAGGCGCAGGTGATCATATGGGTGATAATATCGAAGAAGAAGATTCAATTAGTGATGCAGAATTGGAAGAAATTATCGCTGAATTGGAAAAGGATGCTTCAATGGATGAAGAAGAAGGTGCAGCACCAACAGATCCAATTGCACCAGCACCTGCTCCAGTAGCTGCTGATCCAAACGCTGTTCCGCCAGCTCCAGTATCAGATACTCCAATGGCTCCAGCTCCAGTATCAGATACTCCAATGGCTCCAGCACCAGCTCCAGCACCTGCTCCAGTAGCTGCTAATCCAAACGCTGTTCCGCCAGCACCTGCTCCAGAAACACCTGTTTCTGAAGAAGACATGGAAGAAATCAGTCTTGATGAACTTCTTGCTGAACTTGAAAAAGAAGAAGACGGCGAAGAAGCTATCAAGGAAGAAGCTGGTGAAGATGAAGAAGATTCCAAAGATGAATCTGCTTATGAGGAACAAATTGCAGAAGTCACTGCACAACGTGACGAAGCATACAAGACTGTTGAAATTTTACGCAGCCAAATCAATGAAGTCAACTTGTTGAATGCCAAGTTGCTTTATACCAACAAGTTGTTTAAGCAATTTAGTTTGAACAATGAACAAAAGATGAAGGTTGTAGAAAACTTTGACCTCACTACGAGTGTACGTGAAGTCAAACTAACTTATGCTATTATGGCCGAATCGTTTAATTTGGGTGGATCAGTTGTTAAAAAGAAAAATACAACTGCAACTACTATCACCGAAGGTTTGGCAAGTAGACCGGTTGCAAGTACAAAACCATCACAACCAATTGTTGCTGGTGGAAATCAAATGGCAGAGAGATTTAAGACACTCGCTGGCATTAAAAAGTAATAACGTCTAAAACAAATTAAACAAAATAGGAAAATAATATGAGTGCAGATGTAAAGTCACTTCTAACGACAAATATGAACCCACAGGCAGAGCTTATGGCCAAGACCCGTGGATTGCAATCAAAGTGGGACCAAACCGGTCTTCTTGAGGGCCTACAAGGTACCGAGAAGGCAAATATGTCCATTTTGCTTGAAAACCAAGCCAAGCAGTTGCTTGATGAAGCTACCGCAACAGGTACCAGTGCAAACAGTGAACAGTGGGCAGGCGTTGCTCTTCCACTTGTTCGCCGTGTGTTTGCTGAAATCGCAGCTAAGGAGTTTGTAAGTGTTCAACCAATGAACCTTCCAAGCGGTCTTATCTTCTATCTTGATTTCAAGTACGGTACCAACAACGGTGCATTCACCAAGGACACCGCCAGTAACTATAGTTCACTATTTGGTGGTACCGGCACCAAGCTCGGTTCAACTGATAGTGCCACAGGTGGTCTTTATGGTCCAGGCCGCTTTGGTTACTCAATCAACGACCAATCAATCAATCACATCTCCGCAAGCCGTGCTGCTATAACCACATTGGCTAGCGTTAATTACGATGCTAACTACAGTGCTTCAGTTGCAGCTGGTGAACTTTTCACCTTGACCACAACCAACTTCTACAGTGCTTCTAGCGCTGCTGGTAATGTGTTTGATGCAAATGGTGTACGTTCATTCGTAATCAGTGCAGCAAGTATCGCTGGATACATTCCACAGTTTACCTCAATCAATGGTTCCGAAGTAACATTCGTTGTTAGTGGTTCAAATCCTGCTTCAGCAAGTTTGACCGTTAACTACAGTGTACAACCTAAGGACAGTAACCGTGGTGACTTCGAAGACAAAACCACAACCGATAGCTTGAGCTCAATCGGTATTCCTGAGGTTAACCTTGAGTTGAAGAGCGAGCCAATCGTTGCTAAAACTCGTAAGTTGAAAGCAGTCTGGACACCAGAACTCGCTCAAGACTTGAATGCTTATCATAGCATCGACGCAGAAGCAGAATTGACTGCTCTCTTGAGTGAATACGTAAGTATGGAAATCGACCTCGAAATTCTCGACATGTTGATCACCAACGTACCAACAATCACAACCGCACGTTGGAGCGCCAAAATCAATCGTGAAATCAGCGACAGTGGTGTCATCACCGACACAACCACAGCTGGTACAGGCGGTTACTACACCAAGTCAACTTGGTACCAAACCCTCGGTAACAAGATTCAAAAGGTATCTAACAAGATTCACCAATTGACTCTACGTGGTGGCGCAAACTTCCTAGTTTGCTCACCAGACGTTGCAACCGTGTTGGAGTCAATTCCAGGCTACGTTGTCAACACCGACGGTGATAGTGCTAAGTTCGCAATGGGCGTAAGTAAGGTCGGTACCTTCGCTTCACGTTTCCAAGTATACAAGAACCCATACATGGTCGAAAACACCATCTTGGTCGGTTTCCGTGGAAATAACTTCCTAGAAACCGGTGCTGTGTATGCTCCATACATCCCACTCGTACAAACCCCATTGGTGTATGATCCAGTGAACTTCACTCCACGCCGTGGTGTGATGACTCGCTACGCCAAGAAGATAGTGCGGCCCGAGTTCTACGGTAAGATTCTTGTCGGTGATCTCGATCAAGTCTAATCTGTAAGTAAATTAAAATAACACGAAAACCCCAATGAAAATTGGGGTTTTCTTTTGCACCAAATTATTTTTGTTGTATTTTACCGTAGAACTGTTATATGTATATACGATATGAATAAAACTGGTATATACAAAATTACAAATAAACGCAACGGCAAGTTTTACATCGGAAGTTCAAAACAAATTGAACGTAGATGGTGGGAACATCAAAATGATTTAAACAAAAATAAACATGGCAATCATAAACTTCAGACTGCTTGGAACCATTACGGATCAAACGAATTTGAGTTTACAATTATTGAAAACGTCGAAGAATCACAACTTTTGATTCGTGAACAGTTTTATTTGGATGTGTTCAAACCACACTTGGTGGGATATAATATTTCAGACAAGGTAAGTGGCGGTGATAATTTTACAAATAATCCAAATAAAGATGAAATTTTGAAACGTATGACTGTGGCAAATAATACTGGTCACATGCACGGAAAAACCCATAAACCGGAGTCAATCGAAAAACAGAAGAATGCAGCTGTTGGTCGATATACACTGGAATGGTTTAAAAACAAATATGGTGAAGAAGGAGGATTGACAATGTACAATCAAAGAAATGAGTTTTTAAAACAGAGAGATATAAATTATGTGTATGACAACGGTCTTAAAGGAACAAAAAAAGGACCAATGTCACAGGATGTAAGAGATAAAATAAGTGATGCAAAGAAACAGTTTAAGTTGAATAAACCTCAATTTATTTTGGATTTAAAGTCGGGACAATATACCAACAAACAGTTGGCTGAAAAATATAATGTTTCGGATGTGACAGTGAAATACTATAAACGTAAATTAATTTAATATTTAATACTATGGACTATAAATCATTTTTTAGATATTTGTGGGAAGGAAGACATGGAAGGTTTTGGCGTGCGTACTGGATGGATAGTCGTGGTATGTTTCATGAAGTGTATCGTGATGAAGATGGTAGAGTTGGACATTTTAGATTTGCGAAAGAATATTGTGATACACACAACATAAATTGTAGTGCAACTAGTCCTATAGATGAATTGTTTAAAAGAGGATGGATACGAGTTACTTACAATTATGGTTCGGAAAATGAAATGCACTTTGATTATGCGCATCGTCAACCAAGTGATACGCAAATACGATCATTAAAAAACAAAGCTACTGAATTGGGTGCTTTGTCAATTTTTGATGATAAACAAAACAAACCCGTCGAATTTTAATACTTATAATTATGATCAAACTAACAGGTATAATGTCCGGTGAAAATTACAATCCGGAACCAATGAAATTGGTAACAGGTGCAGTAATATCAGCTGATCTTAAGTTTCATTTAGACAAGGGACTTTCACTATCAGAAAATGTATTTCGTACATACAGTGAAAAGTATTTTGAATTGATCAATGAAGTTCGTAAGTTGTATGAACAAGATTTGATTGAACTTAATGATGAAGACTTGGAATTAATTGAGAGCGATCTTGGTGTTACTGGTATGTATGAGGGTCGTGAAGTTTATTTGGACGCTCCTATTGAAGAGGATGAAGATCAATTGTTGGAGGTTAAACATCGTGGTCGTACAGTACATTTGAATCGTCCATTTAGAACTCCGGGTGGTGCAAAGAAGTTTGCTGTTTATGTAAGAGGTAAGAATGGCAATATCAAAAAGGTATCATTTGGTGATCCAAAGATGAGAATACGTGCAAGTAGTGCTGCTCGTAGAAAGAGTTTTAGAGCACGTCACAAGTGTAGTCAGAAGAAGGATAGAACCACGGCTGGATATTGGAGTTGTCGTAGTCATCGTATCAAGAGTTTAGGAACCAAGGGTAAGGGTAGATACTGGTAATTTTATGAATAGACACGTTGAAAAGGGATGTTTGATGGCACTGGTGGAACCAACGTATGGTCCACATATTGTTCGTATTGGTAAAACTGCAATACCTCCAGAGATATTGTATACAGATCCAGAAGATCCAACGTATGGTTATGATGAAGAACCGCATGTTACATTGAAGTATGGATTTTTGCCAGATTTACAGAAACGTGATGTTGCTGGTATATTAAAAGGTGTAAGACCATTTGATATTGTATTGAAGGCGTTAACTCAGTTTAACAATGAAAAATATGATGTGGTTAAATTTGATGTTGATAAAAACAATCAACAATTGATGGAATTACGTAATCGTTGCAATAGATTGCCAAACGAAGATAGTTATCCTGATTATCATCCGCATATTACATTGGCATATGTTCAAAAAGGAAAGTTTCCGCATACAAAAGATGGGTTAAACATTGTTATACCTATTACACGATTCAAATATAGCGGACCACAAGGCAAATATTACATAAATTTATGATTTTTATAAAACAGATTTTAATTGAAAGTAGAATTGACGATTTCAAGAGGTTGTTGCGTGACAAATTCACTTCTAGCTTTTTGCAATTTATTGTTGACAGAGATTTGAGTAAAAACCATAAAAACTTATTGTGGATTGGTAAAATTTTAAAGTCAGAGCCTGATACCAATGTTGAAGAAATGTTAAATAATTTGAACTTGTTCAACAGAATAGGAACATCTACAGATTTGTATCAATTCAAGGACTATCTTTCATTTGTAGAGTTTTTGAACAAAAAAAGCAAAGAAGTTCAAATGGGCAAAATGGCTCAGGTTAAACGTAATACCAGTGTAATTGCGGACACAAAACGTTGGCAAGTTGTTGCGCCAAAACGTCATGAATCGTGTCAATATTATGGTGGTGGAACCAATTGGTGTATCAGTACCAGCAACGAAAGACATTGGAATAATCATTTTTATGAAGGAACTATTGTAATAATAAAAGATCGTTCTAAACAACCTGATGATCTTTTGTTCAAAGTTGCTGCGGTTGGTAATGCAGCTGCAGTTTTTGATAATCATAGTTATAGTGATTCTGAAAGTAAAAAGAATTTATTGGCCCAATATGTATATTTTTGGAGAAAAGACGACACTAGAATGTCAAAAAATGATGCATATTTTTATTTAAGTTCAATTCCTGAAGAAATAGTGGACAAGATTATAAATTATTTTGAAGATGATGATGTTAACGAAAGACAGTATGAACGTTATTATGAATTGGCATCAAAAAAGTTTACTGATGGTAATGGTAGAGATATTCTTGTAAAAGAGTTATTTTATATATTTACAACGATAGTATCAAAAACAATGGAAATTGATGATGAGGTTGATGCTGATGATTATGATAAAATTATGAGGTCTCTTTTTGAAAAAGAAGAGTGGAATTGGGATGACTTTTTATCACAACTGTGGCATGGTTGTATATCAGAACAAGGAGTTGACGATGATGATTTTAGTCCAGATATTGGAACCACCAATATCAAACGTCGTATAGACGACCATACTGAATATTCGTATGAGGATATATTTCAAACTTCTGCAGAAGCGCTTAAATCTTCAGAAAGTTTTACTGTTATGGACGACATTATCAGACGTTATCTACGTGGTAATATAATGGATCCATATGATGAACGATTTGATAAGTATTATGCGTTGAAAAGACACATGAAGGCATTGTTTCCGAACCTTGAATATAATGGTATATTAATACAATCGTTGCAAATGTATAATAAAAAGAAACATCCCGGATTTTTTCAAGGTCAAATGTCTTTTCCATATAGTGGTTTAGCTGGTACGGTGAATACGTTTGTACCCAAAACCATTGATGATGTTATCGATGTATTGAGTATCAATCCCAAGGCTACAGACATAGTAAAATGGATTCAAACCTATAGAAAAGATCTTAAAGAGTATAAACGAATAATGTTGAAGAGTTTGTTGTTTAAATACCGTCGTAATTGAGTACATACGTTATGTCAAAACCCTACAAACAAACTGAGTTGGGTAACAATCAATATATACGTGAATTTTCTTCAGATGTAGATACTCACGAATTGGAGTGGCATTTGGATCGTGAAGATCGTATTGTTGAAGTTATAGAAAATACAGATTGGGAGTTTCAATTGGATAATAAACTGCCAATACATTTGGAAAATACCATTTTTATACCCAAAGAAACATATCATAGGGTAATTAAAGGAAATGGTAAACTAATAGTGAAGATAACTAAGTTATGATGGTATATAAATTTGGTTATACTCAACTTCATTATCAAGTTTGTATCCAACTGATGTCATGTGATTGATATATTTTTCTTGTCTTCCGAAGTTTTCAATCACAATTACTTTTGGTTTATATTGTTCTAAATTTATACCGTTTATTACTTCCAATTCATGTCCTTCAACATCAATTGATAGTATGTCAACTGTGTTGATTTTTGCTTCTGACAATATAAAATCCAATCGTCTAACTTGCACTTTAATTTCTGTGAGTATGGGTTTACGATTACAATTTACGTTAATTGGATGATCATAATTTAACAAATCTGATATTCCGTTTTGATATCCTTCATGTTGTAAGTGTGCCGGTGATATAGACAATGCTGAAAATGATTCGAATGTAAGAGGATGTCCAAATTGGTTTACCCAGTTAATTTTATTGAAAATTACATCATTTTTGTTTTCGGAACTTGCTGCATATTCATATACTTCATTACCAAATTCACGATGTTTTT